CAGGTGGCACACATGATGATCTGCCTCAAGCTCAGCCGACTGCAGCACACACCCAATCACATCGACACCTTGGTGGATGTGGTCGGTTATGCCAGGTGTGCTGTCATGTGTGGCCCTGAGTACGAGGAGCGATCCGATGGACAACCCTTCTGATCAACCCCTCTGCACACGCCTGATGAAGGCGTACTGGCACGACAGGCAGGCACTGATTGATGGGCATGAACGCATGGCAGCAGTCATGCAGACCATGGCCCAAGAGATCAGGTCCTGGGCTCCATCCAAAGAGGACCGGGAGATCTGCCACCTTGCCATCACAGGCGTTGCTGAACGCCTTGAACAACTGTCCCATCACCACCACTGACCATGTCGTATGACCCCAAGTGGCGCATCGAAGATGAACGCCGCATCGAATGGCTGGATAAGCTCTACCGCTTGGATGGCAGACAACACGACTGCCACCCCATGCATTGCCTCTACACAGGCCTAGTGGAAAAGTGGGGTGCCCTTCCTTGGGAGGTCAACCAATGAACCGCGGCAAGGACGTCCTCTTCGCCTTGCAGTGGGACGACGAAGACCGACCCAACCTGGGTGAAGGCATCAGCCGCACCACCAACAACAGAGCTGTGTTGTGGGATGTGCTTGTCGTCATGAACGGCAAACCCATGAACACCACAGTCAGGGCTACCAGCAAAGCGGAAGCCATCAAGTTCTCCAAGAACCGTCACCCCAAAGCAACTTCAATCACATCTACTGGCAGACACCAATGACCAGCCTCTACGCCAAGTCCTACGAGATGCAGGCCTGCCCTCCTGCTCAGTCCGACGCGGACTCTGATGGCAAAGTTCTGTGGTTCCACCCCAAGTTTGGATGGGCACAAGGCGACTACCGCTTCCCTCCTTACACCGACTGCACCCATTGGACTCACCTGCCGGAACGACCGGTAGCTAAAGATCCGATTGAAGTAGTCAAGGATGGATTCAAAGCGTGGGTAAACACATTTCCCACTGAGTTTCCTGCTGCAGCCTTGGCTTTGCTTGAACTCGGATTCAAAGGCGGTGTGGGATTTGCACGGAAACCAAAGTAACTAACTGGTAATCTTTCATTAACACAAACAAAACAAAGGAATGAATTAACAATTCATCAACAATCACCCACCACAACCATGGCAAACACCAAACGAGAAGGGATCAGACAACGGGGTGACAGTTGGTTAGTCGATGTCACCGTTAACGGCAGACGTCGTACTGCTACCTGTTCCACCTACGACGAAGCCAAGATCAAACGACTGGAGCTAGAGATCCAGCTGCGTGGTCAAGCTGCTGCTCAACAGCAAGCTGACCCCAAGGCATGGACCATCAAGCAGGCCTACGACAAGAGTTGTGAGGTGCGGTGGATTGGCAGCCGCAATGAAGCCAAGGCCACTGCCACTGCCAATGAAGCACTCCAGTACTTCGGCAGTGACTGCGTCATGGACACCATCACCACATCTGATGTGGATGGGTATGTCGTCCATCTGAAGCGGCAGAAGAACGGTCCTGCCACCATCAACCGCAAGCTGGCTGCACTGTCAGCCATGTTCACCGACGCCATGGAGCGTGATGGCTGCAGCCGCAGGCCACGCATCATCCGTCAACCAGAACCCACCCACCGCATCCGCTACCTCACCATCGAAGAGGAGATGATGCTGCTGTCCCTGCTCAAGCAGTGGAACCAAGCCAGTGTCAGCGACGCAGTGGTCGTCCTGATTGACACTGGCATGAGGGTTGGTGAGTTGGCTGCCATGCAGGTCAAGGACGTGGACCTGAAGGAGAACATCATCTCTATCTGGCAGAACAAAGGTGACCTGCCCAGGTCTGTACCCATGACTGACAGGGTGCGCAGCATCATCGAACAACGGTGCGACAAGAGCCGCGGCCTGGTCTTCTATGACCTGAACCGTGAGGTGCTGCGGTACTACTGGGACCGGGCACGGTCAGCCATGGATCTGGATGACGACGACCAGTTTGTACCCCATGCCCTGCGTCACACCTGTGCCACTCGGTTGGTACAGGCAGGGGTATCCCTGTTCGTGGTGCAGAAACTACTGGGCCACAGCTCAGTCACAGTTACTTCTCGCTACGCCCACCTGGCCCAGTCCAACCTGCGTGATGCAATCAATGTGCTGCAGGGGACTGTGGTCCCCGCTCAGCAACGTGTTGCAGAGGCCTGCAACATTGTTGCCGACCACCCTGCAAGCAAGGACCGCACCACCCTTACAACCCTTTGATTTCTTTGGTGCCCGGAGTGGGACTCGAACCCACACGTCTTTCGACAAGGGATTTTAAGACCGACCTAATCCCGCTCCGGGTTGCCAGACCTAAGCCAATGAATCCCAACAGCAATGCCAGCGTCTGCGTCCTTTCTGCCCCAGTCCCCAACTCCAATCTGTTGCCGCACTGAAGACGATCAATGGGCACTAGAGGCTGAGATGTTCAGCCTTGGTGCAGACCGTGAAGAACTCATGGTCAACCAGAAGATTGTCAGACGGATGGAGTCGCTGTCCAAGTACGGCACAGCACTGACCGTCGTTGGTGTGGATCGACTGGTCAGGCACATCAACCACCACGTCCGGCAGATCGAAAACGGCAAGGCTGGTTCCCGTTACGTCTGGCTTGGTCCATTGACGCAGATGCCTGCACGCAAGGTGGCAGCTACTGCCATCCGTGTGGTGTTGGATCAGATCACACAGACCACCAAGCTGCACGCCTTAGCCATTGAGGTGGGTCACACCTTATGGATTGAGACCATGCTCAACCGTGCAACACGGTGGGAGCGCATCAACCACAAACGTGTTCGCCCTCGCAATGACGGCAAGCGCAAGGACATCCTGCGCATGAAGAACACCAGCACATGGGATCCACGGGAACGACTGGCTACAGGTGTGTTCTTGGTGCAGCTGGTTGCAGAACACACCGGCTTCATTGAGGTGTACATGGAGCGGCAAGGCATCAAGACCATCCGCATGGTCCGTGCCACAGAAGGCTGCATGAACTGGATCAAAGACGTGACAGCAGAACAGAAGCTGCTGTCACCGTTGGCATTGCCCATGGTCGTACCACCCCGCTCATGGGTAACCCCATTGGATGGTGGTTACTTCACGCAGGACATCCCCAACAACCGGTTGATGAAAGACGACGCTGAGATCGTCGCTCAACACACCACCGGACAAGAGCCATACATCGTTGCTGCCAACCTGCAGCAGACCGTGGCATGGAAGGTCAACGACTGGCTGTTGGATCAGGTCCGTTACGCATGGGACCAGAGTTTGGAGATTGGCAAGCTCATGCCACGGGAGGGATGGAAGGTACCGCCCTACCCCAAGCACCTGCCTGATGACCACCCTGATGTAACCCAGTGGAAGTTCAACGCACGGCAGATCCACGACAAGAACGACAAGGCCAAACACAAAAAGATCGCAACAGCAAAGCAGCTATGGCTGGCTGATCGCTTCAGAGATGAGCCGCAGATTTACTACCCCATGCAGCTGGACTTCAGGGGTAGGTACTACTACCGCCCACCATTCCTCAACCCACAGGCCAACGACATCGGTCGTGCCTTGCTGCTATTTGCCAACGGCACACCCATCAGCACCAGCCAAGAAGCCCAATGGCTATGGGTGCATGGGGCCAATGCCTATGGGCACGGCAAGCTCACATGGGAAGCACGCCTGTCATGGGCACAGCAGAACCGTGAAGCCATCTGTGCAGCAGGCACTGACCCGTGGCAACACACCAAGTTCTGGACGGCAGCTGATGACCCATGGCAGTTCCTTGCCTTCTGTCATGCCGCGGCCAAGTTTGCAAGGGAAGGGTACGGCAGCATCTGCAACCTGCCCGTACAGCTGGACTGCACATGCTCTGGCATCCAGCACTACGCCGCCTTCTTGCGCAATGAAGGCATGGCCAAGCTGGTCAACCTGATGCCAAGCGACAAACCACAGGACATTTACTCGGCACTGATTGCAAGGGTTCTGCAGATCCTGCGTACTGACAACCACCCTGATGCTGCCAAGTGGCTCAGCCTGCAGCCTGATCGCAGCCTGGGTAAGTCAGTGGTTATGACCCTGCCTTACTCAGCCAGTCGTCGTGCTGTGTTTGGCTTCTGTCAGGGGTGGGCACTGGACCGTGCGCTGGAGTTATACGGCCATGAGTCGTGGCCATTCCGCCGTGGTGCCATCGGCACCTGCCACTACATGGCCACCATCCTGTACCGGGAAACATCAGATTTGATTGGTCCTGCACGGGATGCCATGCAGTGGTTCAAGAAGTTGGGTCGCATTGCTGGGGACAACAACATCCCTCTGCATTGGACCTCACCGTCTGGCCTGCATGTCCGTCAGAACTACGAAGACTACAAGTACACACGCATCAAGCTGCACCACCTGTCGTCCGTACCAATGGACCTACGCAGCTACCACATCCCCGATGGGCTCAGTGCCATACGCATGGGCAATGGCCTGAGTCCCAACGTCATCCATTCCATGGACGCCAGTCACATGGCAATGGCCACTATCAAAGCGTTCCAAACAGGGGTGAAGAACATGGGTGGTATTCACGATTGCTTCACAGTAACTCCTGCCGAAATGCCGTTGATGCGAAATGCCGTCCGCTCTACCTTTGCCGAGATGTATTCGCACAACTGGTTTGAGGAGATTACTGGCCAGCTGCTGGCACAACTGCCGGACGAATTAAAGGGGCAGATGCCACCGCCTCCGCCTGTTGGCGACCTGCCTATTGACCAAGTTCGCAACGCCGATTACTTCATTTGTTAATTGCCATGACTTACAGATCTTTTGAAAGCGTATTGTCCTCCGTTGAACGCTACCTGCAGTACAACCCTCAAACTGGAACGTTTATTTGGAAAGTAAAACGTGACTGGAAGACTCCAGCTGGATCGATTGCCGGGTATGTCATGAATACTGGCTATAGGTGCATCACATTGTTTGAGACACGGATACTCGCTCATCGCTTGGCTTGGGCCCTTCATCACCAAGAAGACCCAGGGGATTTGCAAGTTGACCACATCAACAGAAACCGGAGCGATAACAGGATTTGCAACCTGCGTTTGGTTGACGCATCCACGAACCAGCGCAACCGAGGACTGAACAGCAACAACAAATCAGGCTATGCAGGTGTCTGCTTTCATAAGGCAACAGGAAAGTGGAGAGCGACTGTGTGCTATGGCTACAAGTCAAAACATCTTGGCCTTTTCAGCACCCCAGAAGAAGCATCAGCCGCGTATTTAATTGCAACACAATGACAGTACCTACCAGGCTGCCAAGGCCGCCGACCAAGGCAGCGTCCCATTCATTCATTCAACTAAAACCAAGCTGACCATGAACATCATCGACAAAGTCCGCATCACTACTCCGCCCTGCCGATTGCAGTACCCGAAACTCATTGAACCTGACGCCAAGTTCAACCCTGAAGGGGTGTTCCGTGTAACTGGTGTCCTTGATGCCGCCGATGCAGACAACATCTCCACTCAACTGGATGAGCTGCTGGCCAAGCACAAGGAATCCTTGAAGGCCCAGGCACCCACGCAGAAGTTCAAGCTGGCTGACCTGCCCTACGCCTTTGAAGACGTAGACGGCAAACCATCGTTCGTCATCAAGGCCAAGCAAAAGGCCAGTGGTGTGGACCGTGACGGTCGTCGTTGGACTGCAGCCCCTGCCCTGTTTGACGCCAAGGGTCATGCCATCAAGGACCGTGACTCCCTCAAGAACATGTGGTCCGGCACTGTCGGTCGCATCAACTTTGATGCGTGCCCCTTTTACAACCCCGCCATTGGTGCAGGCATTACCCTGCGTCTGAAAGCTGTCCAAATCATCAGCTTGGTGGAGGGCGGCGGTAGTGCCGAGAGCTTTGGCTTCAGCGAGGAGGACGGGTACACGGCGGGTCAGTCGTCGGATGTCCCGTTCGACAGCAGCAACAGCATCGCCTTTGACGACGGGGACTTCTAAGTACCGCTCAAAGTTTGAACAGCAAGTTGCTGGTTCATTAAACAAACGGGGCCTTTCCTTTAATTACGAAGGACAGGCCCTGCCTTACACCATCCAAGCCACCTACACCCCTGACTTCTGTCTGCCCAATGGGGTGATGGTGGAAACCAAAGGCCTCTTCCCACCAGAAGACCGGCGCAAGATGCTTGCCATCAAGGCGCAGTACCCAGAGCTGGACATCCGCATCTGCTTCATGAAGGCAGACGTGAAGTTGTCCCGCAGACCTAAGGCACTGACCTATGGGGCATGGGCTACCAGGCACGGCTTCCTCTGGTGTGAAGGTCACATACCCACCACTTGGTACGACCAATGAGGACTCATGTTTTTTCCTGCGGAGGTGGAGTGCAATCCACCGCTTGCTTGGTGCTGGCTGCGAAAGGCGTTATCCCTTATCGCACATTCATCTTTGCCAACGTCGGAGATCAGGCCGAATCGCCTGACACCATCCGCTACGTGGCCGAGGTTCTTAAGCCTTATGCAGGCAAGCACGACATCGAGTGGATTGACGTGCAACGCACTAGCCGTGATGGCAAGCAATGGGATCTGTACGAAAACCTTTATGAGGCACGACGTTCAGTGCCCATTCCTGCCTTCATGCCGGGGGGGATGCCAGGCACTAGGCAATGCACTGAGCGGTACAAGATCCGGCCCATTGCCAAATGGATCAAGAAGAACGCACCGGGCTGCACCTTGGGCAAAGGCATCAGCACGGATGAACCAGCAAGAGCAAAGCCAAGCCGTGAATCTGATTGCTACACATCTGCCTATCCCTTAATTGAACTGGGTTACGACAGAAAGGATTGCTTGCGCATTGCGCGTGATGCAGGCCTGCCTCAACCACCCAAGTCCAGCTGCTGGTTTTGCCCGTTCAAGACCACCGACCAGTGGGTGACCATGAGGCAGGAGCGGCCAGAGATGTTTGCCCAAGCGGTTGAACTGGAGCAGCACCTGCAATCCATCCGCACCCGCATCGGCAAAGATCCTGTGTACCTGTCCGGTGTTGGCGGGCGCAAGGAGCTGAACTTGGAGCAGGCCATCCCCGATCAGCTGGGTCTGTTCCCAGCTTGGTACGAGGAGCAGCACAGCTGCGAATCTGGCTACTGCATGACGTAGCCATGCCATCCAAGTTCCTGCGGCATGAGCCGTGCCCGCAGTGCAACAGCAAAGACAACGCCAGTCGTTACGACGACGGACACCTGCACTGCTTCGGTTGCGGCTATCAAGAGCAACCACCTAAAGACCACCCACCACCGCGCATGGCACCCAAGCCACCACCTGTTACCCCGCTGATTGAGTTCGTCCAAGTGCAGGCCCTACCCAAACGGGGCCTGACAGAAGAGACATGCAAGCTGTTCAATTACGCCGTCAGCTCGCAGCAAGGGCAGCGGGTGCAGGTTGCTGAGTACCGCAATCAGAAGGGTCAGGTTGTTGCACAACACGTCCGTTACCCCGACAAGAAGTTCCGTTGGCTGGGTAGCGCCAGTGAACTGCAGCTATGGGGCCAACACCTCTGGCGGCAGGGCCACGGCAGTGGCACCAACCTATTTGTTGTGGTCACGGAAGGCGAGATCGACGCCATGTCGGTCAGCCAGGTGCAAGGCAACAAGTTCCCGGTGGTGTCCCTGCCGAACGGTGCGCAGTCAGCCAAGAAGTACCTGGCTGCCAATGCCGCATGGCTCAGTCAGTTCAGCCGCATCGTCTTGTGCTTTGACAACGACGAGCCCGGTCGTCAGGCAGCAGAAGAAGCATTGACTGTCCTGCCTTTGGGCAAGGTGGCCATCTGCCATCTGCCTCGCAAGGACGCCAATGAAATGCTGCAGGCCGGTGAAGGCCAGCTGCTGCGGGACCTGCTGTGGAAAGCCACCCCATCCAGACCTGATGGCATCGTCAATGCCGCAGACCTATGGGATGAACTGATCCGCCCTGGTGCCACAGCAGTCAGCAACTACCCCTGGCCACAGTTGGATCGCATGACCCATGGCTTCCGCAAGGGGGAGATGACGACCCTTGCTGCTGGTTCTGGCATCGGCAAGTCCCTGATCTGCAGGCACATGGCTCACCATTTCCTGCGGCAAGGGTTAAAGGTGGGGTACATCGCCTTGGAAGAATCCTTGCAACGCACCATGCAAGGGATCGTTGGGCTGGAACTGTCTAAGCCCATCCATTTAGATCCAGCGATTGCCACTGAAGAGGAGGTCAGGGTTGGCTTTGACAAGGTGTTTGGCACCGGTCGTTGCCTGCTCTATGACCACTTCGGATCCATGGATCCCGACCACCTGATTAACAAGATCCGGTATCTGGCTGATGGTGAAGGGGCAGACGTTGTCTTCCTTGACCACCTGACCATCGTGATCAGCGGCTTGGCTGACCTTGATGAACGCCGGGCTATTGATGTCACCTGCACCAAGCTGCGCCAAGTGGTGGAGCAG